TGCTATCTTATCAATATGCGGACCTTGTTCCGCTTCTAACAACTCACCAGTGTTTGGATTGATATATCCACCAGCCTGTGCTGGCATAGGCATTGGTTGTTGCTGTTGTTGGTATTGCTGATATGGAATCATGTTAGGTGGCATGGGTTGTCCCACATGACCATCTCTGTTCATGTCCCAACCTGTTCTGTTTTCCATATAGTTCATAGCATTACTGAACATTCCTTGATTTTGATAACCCGAAGGTTTTTTCTTTCTCTCTGCAAATTCATCTAAATCTTGCGAATCTGCAATTGTGGAGAGTATGGTATATGTGAAAGCACCACTTACCGAACCAAACCAAAGGGCGTCATTGTATGCCATGTTGCCCACATACATTAAAGTGAATGCGTTAGCTATGAAAACTAACAAGGCACTCAACCTGTTGTATGATTGTTTTATTTTGTGCTTAATCGTTTCGTCCATTCTCGATTTCCTCTTTTGCTCTTAGCGTCACAAACCGCGCAGTGTAATAATTCCACGGCCTGTCTGCTTTAGTCTTTATACCTGCATCGTTTAAATACTTTGCTATACCGCCATATGTATAGCCATCTTCTCTTAATTGTACCATTTTTTTACAAACCAACCACTCTACTTTTGTAGCTCCAAACCGTATAGAGCGATAAGGTCGCTTTCTAGCCGTTTTAACAGCACTGAAATTACTATCTGATGAAGAACCCATGCCGTACCATATCGTGCCTTTAAACGCCCTTTGCGGGCCTTTCATACCTATTTCTTCTTTAGGCCTCATCCTGTCTGTAATTCGTTTGCGTTATCTAGCGTAGGTTTCTCTAATCTTAAATCATCATCCCCTGCCTCATCTGCATCCAATAACTGCTGAGTGTCTAAGGTGTGAAAGAATTGTCTTATGTTAGCTGTGGAATCTTGTAATAAACAATTTGTAACTGAACCAATCACTGTTAAATCACCACCAGACATTATTTTTAAATTACTAATATCTCCAACAACTTCAAAATCTCCGTCATCAGGTAACACCGCAGGTGTCTGTTGAGCAGTGTGTCCTGTAATAGTAGTATTGCCTGTTGTAAGAGTTCCCGTTGCTTCTATTGATAAAGTGTCACCACTTGTAGTAACGCTAAAGTTAAGTGTTGAGTTTCTTAAATCCAGAGTTCCAGAACCGTTTACATCGACTTCTTTTGCAGCTATTGTATTGCCGTTAGCATTGAAGGTTGTACCATCGTTTACTTCTAATTCTGTTGTAGCTGTAACTGCTGAAGTTGCTCGACAAGTACCTCCACTTCCATTTATTTTAATTCGTGGAGTGCTTGTATTTGGTATATCTATTGTTCCAGATGTATGGTCAAATCTAAACATATAAACGCCACTTACATTACCTCCCAAACTTAAAACACCTGAATTACTTACAAAATCATTTCCAAATCTTATAAATGGACTACTTGAACCTGAATCTAAGTCTCCTGATACTGTTAAATTATCCTCCATAAGTATTGAAGCTTGAGAGCCTAAAGAATTAAAATCAACAGTTCCACTTACTGTCCAATGTGCTAAAGTTAATCCTCCGCTATGGAATGTTAAATTTTTATCAGTACCACTCATGACAAGCGTAGAAGTACTTTGGTTAAATGTTCCTCCTGCTGGCCATACTCCTGTGCCAGAAGCTACTAAATCTCTACTTGTTGTTCCTTCTGAATTATCTATTGCCGTTCCAGAACCCTCATCAAACGAATACCTTGCAGATAAATTACCTGAGTTTGCTAATGTTCCACCTTGAAACATATCTGCCCTTATTTCTGCCTCTGTTCTTACATCAGTAAAAAATCTTAATTCCTCCATAAATCCATTATAGTTACTGCCAAGAGTTCGGTGTTTGCCTACTGTTAATTTCATGCTTGGGTCATTATCTCTGTCTATTGTATGAGATGATTTCCCAGCTAACCTTCCATCATAGTATATCTTTTGTTCTGAACCTGAATTTGTATATGCTAAATGATGCCATTTGCCATCATCAGGATTTATTGTAAATGCTGTGGTTCCAGTTTGAAAACTACTACCGCTTGAGTTGTAAAGTTTAACTGCCATCTCTGAGGGTGTCTGCAATACTTGGATTCTATTGTTATTGTTAGCTGCGTTATCAAAATCTATTAAAGTTGAACTTCCATTAAAAGATGTTTTAAACCAAAATTCTATACTTAAAGCATCATGCATACCCCCCCATTGTCCAATCAAACTTGTTTGAGCAAATTCATCTACACCGTTAAGTTCAATAGCACTTGTGCCAAGCAGACCACCACTGGTAGTAAAATCTCCTGAACAGGTAACTGTTGCACTTACAGGATTTAATTTACCTCCAGTTGGTATTGTTAAATCAATAATATTAGTTTGAGAAGTTCCATCTAAATCTATACGGCCTCCACAAATAACATTACCATTCATTGTATATTGATTAGTACCTTTGATTACATCGGTGCTTGTAGAACCATTTAAGAAAGCTAACGTTTTCATATTAGTAACTCCTACCATATCATTGGTCATTATTCCACCTGTAGTGTTTCTAAATATCATTGTACAGTTGTTTGCATTACTAAAAGCACTTCCATCGTAATCTATTGCATTGTTTAAGATAAACATACCGTCTGCATCTACAGTTCCATCAACATCAAACACTCCGTCAATTACTGCCCTCTGACCATTCAAATCTAAATGGTCTCCATTACTTACTGTAAGTGCATCAAACTCACAATCTCCTGTAAGTGTTATGGTTGTAGCATTACTACCTCCTGTTGCAAGTGCTATTTGATAGTCTAAATTCTTTAAATTATAAGTGCCTCCTGACCTATCCCAATCTAAATCATTTCCAGTGACTACACAAGGATAAAGATTACTTGCACCTTGAAGTGTAGCAACATAACTATGACTTGTTCCAGCACCAGACGTTCCATTGTTAACAAATGACCCTGCCGAAGTCGTAGTTCCCATTGTTATTGTCGAAGCTCCTGAATTAGCTGAAATATAGAAAGTTTTACCTGAGTTAATTGTTAATGCATTTTCTACAGTTATAGAACTTCCAGAACTAACACCAGTCTGTGCGTGAGAACTATCTGAAGTTAAATTATAAAATGTAGAACTCTGAATACCTTGACTTCCTCCATCTATTAATACAGTTCCATTATTGTGTGTAAAAGCACCAGAATCAGACCATATAGTTCCTGCAAAAGTTAAAGTTCCTCTTGGTGCTGACAAAGTTCCGTTAGCTGCTATCGTAAGTGTTCCGTCAAGGTCAAGAGTGCCGTCACTGTAAGTAGCTCCTGATATAGTTCCGTTACTAGCTGTTCCTGTTCCAGTGTCACTTGCTGTAGTGCCACTTCCTTCATCTAATTTGAATTGGTGGTCTGCCGTTTGTGGATATGAATTAGAATACAATGATGCGGCCTGTTCTGCACTTAAGGCATAATTAAATATTTTTACATCTCTAATTTTTCCGTTGAAAAAGTCTTGTGGAGAACTTGCGTCAGAATCGGAACCTATAAAGATTTCTTCGTTTTGTGAATCATCAAGTGTGGTTGATGAAAACGTAGTTTCTGCAACTAACACCCCATCAAGGTATAATTGAGCAGCCGTTCCTGTAAATACTCCTACAGCGTGCTGTAAACCTACAGTATGAGAATATGCTGCATAAGAAGCGGAATGAAATGTAGAACCGTCGTGCACATTAAAAGCTAAATCTCCAGAAGCGTTAATCCATAGTATAAACGCACCAGCAGTTCCAGCTTGGTCTTTTGACACTATACGGGACTGTGAACCTCCATCATCATCTTTGAACAATGCTGAAACTGTAAAACCAGACAATCCGTTCATTTCAACATCTCCACAGTTAACAGAGTCATTACTACCATCAAAGTCAAGTGATGTCAAAGCCTTACCCTCTACCTTTCCTTGTGATATTTCAAACTCTCCTGTAGTCTGTGTACTATTATCATATACATCTACACTGTAAGCGTCATAATCCCAGTAAGTGCCTGTAAAGTTTTCAAGGTCTCCTTGTTGGCCGTTTCCTGACTCCTCAACAATAAATCCTGTTCCAGTTCCACCGCCTGATGCTGTTTCGTTATTTAGTTTCCAATATCCTTTAAGGTTTGTTGTTCCTACACCTAATGACTTGTCAGTATTGATTTTACTTGCTAATAATTGTATATCTGCTTGTTCTAAAACTGCATTGTAAATTCTAATATCTGCAAGATTTCCTTGCCAAAAATTTCCCCCTCCATCTGCGTAAGAACCTATGTTTATAGCTCTTGAATTATTTGAGTGAATATTATCTCCGGTAGTGCCGTGGTTATTTGTACTAACAACTTGAACGCCATCAACGTACAATGTCATAACGCCACTAGCAAACGTTGCTGCATAATGATGCCATGACGAAAGGTCTATTCCAGAATGAGACACAGTGATGTGGCTATCACCACTATTATATCCTACTGTAAATTCCATATCATCACCATTAGCTACTAATCTAAAACTTCTATTGCCACTTTGACCTGCGTATTTAGCTATAATATGTTCACGAGAAGAAACGGTAGCATTATCGTTTTTAGCCCAACCTGCTAAAGTAAAATTGTTTGTAAAATCGTAATCTGTATCTGTGCCACAAGTAATGTAATCATCAGTGCCATCAAATATTAACGCCCTGTCAAGATTTACATTAACGTTTGCTGAATCAAGATTTCCTTCTATTATTCCGCCCGTGCCTGTTATGTTTATCGTACTCACGCTAATGTTCCTCCTAGTTTTCTTATTCCTGACATATTACAAGTTCCAGATGTTACTTTCCAAGTACCGCCCTCTATTACAACATTACCGTAATTATGTGTTCCTGACGGCGCTGTTCCTGTGTTACCATATTGACCACTTACCATTTTTGTCAATCCGTGTACTGTAACGTTATCTCCTGCTTGATTAAATCTAACTCTACCTTCAGTTATTGTAAAATTGTTAAATATCGTTAAACCACTGCCATCGGTCAAATCGTCATATCTATGCTCATGATGTGTGCTTCCAGCTATTTCAAGGTCATAAAATCCAGTACCTTGCCAATAAGTTTCATTACTTGTGTAGGTTAATTTGACTAAACCATTATTATGATTAAAATTAGAACTTGTAGTTGGCGCATACCAACTGTAACCTCCAGAAGTTCTACTAGTAATAGTAGTAGTTCCGCTTGTTGCACTGTAGGTTCCCCCATTGTTTATTGTAATACTTCCAAAACTGATTGCAGCAGTACTTCCATTTAGCGTTCCTGTTAGACTAACGTGTCCTTCTACAGTTAAATCTCTTGCACTACCGGCTTCAGTAGCACAAGTTAATTGTCCTGCTGCTATTGTAAGTTGACCATCAATAAATGCGTTTCCAAGTAAGTGAAGGTCTACGTTAGCATGATTTAACTTAACATCTCTAAAACAATTGCCGCTTGAACCACCAAAAACTGCCGATGTAGCAGTTTGTGTATTTATTTCTAAATCTAAATTTCCTGCAATATTTCCATCATTATTTATTACAACATTAGCACTACTTTCACCATCACAAGTTATCTTGTAACCCTGACCAGTAAGAGTCTTACCTGAATTAATAGTTAATGAATTTACATTAGGTGCGGGTCCATCCATTGTGACATCATGATTTATTATGACATCATCGTTTACTGAAAGCCCGCCTGCTATAACTGTTGAAAAGTCACCGGGCCCAGAGGATGTAACTGCCATCCACTAAACTTGCTCCGCATAGACAATAACAGTCAAATCTGCACCATTGCCTGTAGCCGTTACACATAGATGTCTAATTGGTGTTGTTGATATTGCCTTCAATGCATTACTGCTTGTACCGACTGCTATGTCATCTCCAATCTGTGTCCAATCTGCACCTGCTTCACTTCCGGGAGCGTCTTTTAGACTTCCCCATACTTTAACCGTTGCTGCTACAGAACCATCACTGTTGAATACTTGTATGGCATATCTATTATACAATCCGCAATCAAACTTATCAAGCATAGTAATTGGATTACTATCATGCGTAACAGCAGTTTCCGTATTTGAGAACGTTGCTGCTGTACGAGTTCTGTCTTGTCGCTTGTTTACTCTGACTACTGTTGAAGCCATTAGTCAGCCTTCCCTTTCTTGGACTTGAGTCCTTTCTTAGGTTTAGCTACTTCTTTTTTGGCTGCTTTAGGAGGTCTGCCCCTAGGCTTAGTAGGCTTGACGTGTGTCTTAACCCCTGCTCCAACCTTGTTCTCAACAGCAGATTCGGTAACTTCAAAGCATTCTTGTTTAGATACTTCTGCAAGGACCCTTTCGCTTGTGATTTCTTTACTTTGACGAGGAGCCCATTTGAGTATCGTCCCAGAAGGATGCCTCCTAGTAAGAACCCCGTCTGTTTTGTTAGTAACTTTGACCATATATTAAGCCCTCCTACTAACATTAAGCGTTCAAGTTTCTGACACTACCTTGCGTATTAAACCTGTATACAATTAATTCACCAGCAGTGATGAATGCGTACTCTCTACTTAGTTTTTGTCTAATAGCCAAGTTGGTATTATCGACGTAAGTAGTTGGTGCTGCAATTCTCATTGCTAAGTTTTCCATATCCAACAAGTGTATTCTGGAAGTTGTATCTTTTTCTACGTGTTGTGAAATGAAAATTGGTATTCCATCATAAGAACCAACACGTGAATCGAAATTCAAACCTTTTTCTCCAGCTACGCCGTTTAGGTTTCCACCGCCACCGCCAGCTAAATCATATCTAAATGTTGCATTAGACAATGTTTGCATTAATTGTTTTAGGTTCTGATATGTATCGTGACCTGTTAAGATAATTAAGTTTGCATAGTCTACTCCGTTTTCTAATGCTTCTTGAATTAGGTCATCTAAATCAGACAATTCCAAAGCTGCGTGACCTGCACTTCCTGCTGTTGCTAGAACAGTGTTTCCTTCTGCCCATGCGTTTGCAGTTGTACCGTCTCTTGTAATGTCATACATATCTAAGTCAGTTGCTAAGTTTGCAATGTATGGTCTTGCTGCTGCATCAGTAGTTACTCTGTCCAAAGACTCAAAATTGTTACCTGCAACTGTGTCAACAGTAGCTAATAGCATGTCATCAATAGCGAAAGCGTGTGCTTCACCTTGTTCTCTTCTCATGAAAGCTGCTAGATTTCCTAGACCATCATCAGATTCTGCTAAAATTTCTGCTTTAGAAGTCATCCTCCATGGAGTTACTACTTCTTTTAGAGTTGCAGTTACTTCAGTAATCTCTGGGTGGTCACTATCTGGAAAATCTCCACCTTCGCCTACACCAGCAGTTGTGGCGTGACGTGCAGTCATGACTCTCCATCCCGATTGTGTCCATGCTTCTTTCTTCAAAAGTTTAAAAACTTCTGACTTAGTATTTAGCTGATTGAAAACTTTAGCTCCAAACATAGTGTTGAAAGCTCCGTCCATTTCAGACACCTTAATGTCATCAACCGCTTTACTAATTCCGTACCTCTTGGATATTCCAAGTGTTCCGCCATAATAGGCGTTTACATATTCTTCAAAACTTATTCCTGCCATATTTAGTTACCTCCTGTTAATTTATCAAGTTCTTCCCAAGACTTAGATACGTTCATCCAGTCAATAGTTTTCTCTTCTTTAGGAGCTTCAGTGGTAGGTGCTGGGGTTGCTTTTTGTCCAGTGTATACACCAATACCGTGTTTCTTTAATGTTGTGACGGCTTTGTAGAGTTCGTCGATGTCGTCTTTCTTCTTAGGTTTCTTGTCGTCCATCATTTTTTCTTCTTCTTCCTCTTCTTCCTCGTCCTCTTCTTCTTCTTCTTCTTCGTGTTCAGCTTTCTCTTCGTGGTCCATTTTTTCATCTTTATGGTCCATCTTTTCTTCTTCTTTTTCGCTTAAGTAATTAATTACTTCTTTAAGTTTCATAAGAGTAGCTTCCATATCTTTTAGGACTGCTTCTTCCTTATCGACTTCTACTGGCTCATCTAATCCAGCGACAATTTCTACATCCTCTGATTCAACGATTTCTTCGTCGATAGACTTTGCGTGGTCACCGCTACAAGTGCAATCTGTCATGTATATAGACCGAGAAAAGGGTATATAAGTAATTCAATCTGTCCGGAAACTACCTTTTCTTGTTCCAAGAAGGCGTCCTTCCCCTTCTTAATCTTTCTTTTGGCTTAAAGTTACTTCTAGCCATAGCATCTCTCAACGCCCTACCTGATTGATTTCTTACTCTACTGCTTGTAAAATTTGGACCTCTGCCGGGATATTTTCCGGGATTTCTCCATAGCTCTGCACAAAAAGCCTCTACCTCTCTTACACTTTGTTGACCATCATAGTTTACTAACTTAAGTGCGTTTCTTTTACAGTTTGTCATAAAAGACCTCATACCTCTCTGTGTTCTTCCAGTCCTAGGTGCTTTAGACAGTGTTTCTATTATATCATCTAAGTGTTTATTGCTTTTCGCAAGTATATCAGACACATTCTTTGCACTCCACATTTTACAAGACCAGTATCTTGCTTTATGTTTTGGGCCGGGACTATCGCAGTTGTGTCTTGCCCTAAAGTTTCTACGCCTTTCTGGGTCATCGCGCTTAATATCTAACTTAGGGTCACCAAACTTGACCTGTACAATATTGCCTTTGTCATTCTTTACATACACACCAAACTTCTTGTTCTCTCCAGAAAGCCTGCGTGGTTTGTTTAATTCTACTTTCTTACCCTGATACTCTGCTTTTACAATTCTCTCATCCTTGTGGCTTTCTAATACTGAAAACTCAAAGAACTCTACCGCTCCATCATGCGGCTCGTAATCACCTTCCATCAATACTGGACCGTTTGTTGTTTGCATCCAATGAAATCCCTTAGGTGGTTTTACTTTCATTCTTTTATCTGCTTTCTTTGTGGACTTGGGATGACCTGCGGGCAATAAATCATAATCCGTGGTGTATTTCGGATTTGCGGGCCTACCTGAGCTTAGTAGTTTTAAATATGCTTTAACACGACCTAATGCCCACTGGTCTCGGCTACGAACACTAGGACGATGGCTGGTCGAAAATGCGCCTGCGCCCCTACGGAACACTGCTTTCAATGCTCCTAGATTAGCCTTTTTCCCTTTAGCGTTACCAACTTTCTCGTTGTGCTTGTCTCGATAACCTTCTAATGTTTTAATATTTGCTTCACTTAATTTTATTCCACCACGCTCTCCACTAGCCGTACCCTTTGGATTTCTAGTACTGCCTGTTCTTCTTTCACTTGGCTTTGCTGGAGTCTGTGGATGTCTACTCTTGTTGATAGGCACACAGTTAGGTCGTTTCTTGCCTCCTTGAAACTTGAATCCTACCATCTCATATCCAGCCCAACATGGTTTCTTCTTTAGAACTTCTAATATTCCGTCAAGCTCTTTGTTTATCTTACTAAACCTTCTAGCCTGTATTGCTCGTTCCTGATTTACCGCACCTGCTCTTGTTTTATGACATCCTAGTAACCTTCTATCTTTTTTAGCATATAGACAATATTTCTTACCTCTTCGAGCTATTATCTTTTCTACCATGCCTTCTATCTCATCTAGTGTTACTTGCTTTGTCACCTTTACAGGCTCCTCTGCTTTTGCTGCTGCTACTGCGGTTACAGTAGCTTCTGGGTTAGCAGGCTTGTTACCAACCCATGACACGGACCAAAGAGACAACTCGGAGATGTTGTTGTGGCAGACCTCTCCTTCGCAAACCTTCTCTTGCTTCTCAGCTTCACCTCTAATAGATGAACCGCCCTTGTCACCGTATATCTGCATCTCTTCCCATACTCTATCATGCATAGGAAGCCTATTGTGTATGCCTACACGTATTTTGACTTTACCGTCTTTTACCTTATATGCAAGAGGTAAGCCTACTGGCATCTCCTCATGCTTGTATGAATAAACGCCATATTTCATATAGAAATCCATGGCTTCTTTAATTGTCTCTGTTTTAATTTTATCGTTCTGTTTGTCGACGATAGGCGAGCTAATATACGTTTCTAAAACTCGGTCATTGTACCAGTCTGGTCGATAGACCTTCCACTTAGTATTATCAGCGTCTGCCACAACCTAACATTTGATATGTGTATATAAATAAAACGAACTTTCCGGAAACTAACTTATTGCTCGTAATGCAGCCCTGCGAACTGCTGATTCTAATTGTTCTCTATTGTATGGGTCAGTAAGTGCATTTGTCATTGCAAACGTACCAAACTCAAAAGGTTGATTATCTTTTATCGCTCCTGCTAATTTAGCTGTATCTTTAAAACCATAATTCTTTGCATAAGCTCCTAAATTACTTGGTGACTTTTTATTATTATATGCTGGTAGTTTTTTCATATACCCTCCATACTCAATAAAATTTATTGCAGGATGATTAGATTTTAATCCTAAGTATGCATAGTTGCCGCGCCTGTAAACTATAGCTTTTATGCTATCGCCAACAGAACCTTTTACTCTATCGTAATTTTGATAAACGTTAAACTCTGCATCATCTCTATTATCTTCTGCAATTTCTTCCATACCTTCTCGCATTATTTGTCGCCAGTTACTTTGTTTTTTGTACAAATTAATTGAACGTACAAAATTCTTGCCGCCACTTATAGAAAGCTTCATTTGTACTCGCGTACATTCTCAGCAGAATCGTCGCCGTACTTGTCTTTCCACTTCTTAGCAACATACTTTTCTGCCTTTTTTAAATATGCCATACGTGCCCTTGCTTGCTTTTGCTGCTGCGCAATATATGGACCTCGTTTCCATTCTAACTCTGATTGACAAGCCTGACACAATCCACTACTTAGAATATGAACTGACATTGGACCTGCTCTACACTTCTTACACGCACTCATGGTTTTACTGCTCCTACCTCTGGTTTGCCCTCTGGTACTACTACTGTAGGATTGTCTGGTAACTTAAGATTACCGTCTTTGTCAAGAGTTGCTTCTATTCCTACCTTGTTAAGTACTGTAATAATATTTGCTTTCTGTAACATATTTGCCAATGCTTGTTGCTCGTTCTTTACATTTATATCTGCAAACTTTATTTTCCAAGTTTCTATACCCATAATTTTTAACAATGGCTTAAAGAATCCCATCTCAATACATTTCTGTGTTTCTAATATAGTCCTGTCAAATATACTAACTTGTTCTCCTTCTGCATTCAATCCACCTACGCCTGCCGTACTTCCTGTTATGATTGGCATAACGCCATACGCTGCGTTTATGTCGTTGTTAATGCGCTCCATATATGGCAGTGCCATCAACTCATCCATGTTAGGCATAACAGGCACAAACTTAGCTTGTCCTGTTCCTGTACCCTCACCCCTACTACTTATGATAGGAACAAAGTTTGGATTACGCCTTGTCTCTTCTGCAATGTATTCTCCAAGTCTGTTAAGACTTTCTTCATCATGACCGGGAATATCAAGAAAACCTTTAGGTGGTCTCTCTAGTTTATAGATTTTATTTTGGAAGTTCTCAATGGCGAGCGCAGTTTCTATTTTCTTAGAAAGACCCATAATCGGCGACTGTCCATATAGTCTGGCTGTCGCACTGTACTTGTTGAAATGTATAACTTCATCTCTTGCAAACGGAATTTTAGCACTATCACCGCCTTGGTCATAGAAATAGGCCATCTTTGCTGGAGCAAAGCCACCTTCTGTTTTATCATCCTTGTCTACAAACTCTCTAGTTATTACATCAAAATAAACGTCATCCTTAAACCTGCCATACTCATCTACATGAAATCTCATGTGCTTTGCATCCTCTACCCAAAGCTGCTTGACTACCTTCATCTCGCCACCTTGTACCCTGTCATAAACAATACTAACCCACACATCATCAAATATTTCCAACTGCCTTATCATTGCCTTAAACAATTCCATACCTGATATGTCTGCATCTCCTCTTGTCGGGTCTCTAAGTAAACTCTCTAAGATTTTTCTCTCTTCTTTGTCACCAGTGTCGCCCACTGCATGATATTCCCAACCCTTTGCTACTGACTGCGAAGCAATACGCGAAATAACCGTTCTTAAATGCGAGTAACGGTCCGCTAGCTGCTCTAAGTACCTCTGGTCTATCGGAGGCAATATCGACTCTTGATATTGCGCATTTGTTCCCATAGCAGAATACACTGGAGTCCTTGCCTCTTTCATCACCTGATTAGTATCATTCGCTATCATTTCTTCTAACGCCGATATTTTTCTAATCGGTTTGCGTCCAATTATCCTATCGTACCATGCCATGTATATCCTCCAATGTCTTCATTATCTTATTAAGCTTTTCTGTTTTCTGTAGTATGTCAAGTCGTTTCTTCAATGACTTACTCCACCTGTGGCCTGCATCACCACCCATCTGCTTCCACATCACATAACCCTTGCTAGGATTACGCCTGTCGCCAAATCCTTTAGCTGGTGGGTCTACCTTCTCATGCCTTCTATAATATGTATCTATCTTAACTGCCGTATCATAACCTACGTCCTTTTGCATACGTAACTTACGATTAATCATCTTTGTCACCTTACCACCACCATACCCATGCATCTGACGTAAATCACGACCATCCATCGCTTCTTTCTTTACACCCTTAGGAACCTTATATCTTGTTCTCTTATCTGCCATGATACTCCCGAACGTACCTTCTAAGGACTGGCTCCACTAGGACGCCTGTGGGAACATTCTCCGCCTTAGCAATCTCTTTAAGGCTCTCTTTGGTAGAGTCACTGATTCCATAAATTTCCAACCTCGTTCGTTTTTTCATAGTGTGGTTGGATGTCTTGTATGTGCATTGTGTATATAAACTTTTCTATATGTAATCCCAACCAACAAATGCAAGACCTCTCTTGTTCATGCCTTTAATTGCTAACTCACACATCCACAACGCCATCACCGCATCAGGCGTGTGACCCTCTAATCTTCCGTTCTTACCGTAAACCAAACGACTCAATCCATCTGTCAATTTTCTAGGTCCCGGCCTGCTTGCTTCTCTGATGTTTTTCTCCCACGGAACCGAGTATCTCTCTTTCTCAAACTCCA